CTAAGAGTATGCTTGAAGCAGAATTAGATTATGATGATTACATTGGTGGTGTGGAGAACTTTAGATGAACCCATTTGAATATTGTAATGACATCAACTACGGTAAAGCAAATATCATGGTTGATGATATAGCTGAAAAAGCATATAACGCGTTTATGGTCAACCGCCAGTTATCGTACTTTCATGATACGGTATTGATGGCAAACGAAATGAATCTTAACTCGCATTTGGATAGTCGCCTACAATTTGATTTTCTTATAAATATCATTAGAAAGAAAAAACGTTTTTCTAAATGGGCCAAGGCTCAAACGAACGATGACGTTGAAGTGATTAAGACATATTATGGCTATAGTAATGAAAAAGCCCGCCAAGTCCACTCCCTTCTATCGTCAGATCAAATTGACATATTAAAGAAGAAGGTATATCGAGGTGGAAAAAGAAAATAACATTGTTGAATGGACAACCTCATCTATGCTTGAGGTGACCTTGGAAGAGCCTGATGATTTTCTTAAGGTAAGAGAAACACTGACTCGAATTGGCGTAGCATCTCGAAAAGATAACACACTTTTCCAATCCTGCCACATTCTCCATAAACAAGGCCGATATTTTATCGTGCACTTTAAAGAACTCTTTTTATTAGATGGTAAGAAATCTAATCTGGAAGAAAATGATATTGCTAGACGCAATACGATTGCTACACTCATGAGTGACTGGGGCCTTTTGTCTATTGATAACAAAGACAAAGCGCAGCCATTAGCACCATTGCGACAGATTAAGATTATTCCTTTCAAAGAAAAAAATAATTGGACACTACAACCGAAATATAACATCGGCAATAAGTAATGATTTTGGATAATGATTTTGTCGCTGCAACGTATCCTAAACGTTTCTACGACTTCAACGGTGAGCTTTTAATTGAAAACATGGATCTTGACTGGGACTGGTTTATCGATTTACTCGATGCGTATCCAAAAAAGAATCGTAAGATCCATACACATCGATTAGGTTGGGAACTGCGTCGACTCAACGAGCACATACAACTACCGAAGTGGGCATGGCAAATTGAGAAAGATCTTCACCAGATTTTTCCTGGAAAATCAGTTACATTACATTCGTTTGGTGGACTTACCGACGATTCAAAGAGTCCGTTTAATATTCACAAAGACGGAATGGATGTTTTCTATGTTCAGGTTCTTGGTGAAATTGAATGGTCAATCCATACACCAAAAGAAGGAGCAACCGAAACACCTTCTATAGATGGTGGAGCTGAATTAAAGATTGGGCACACAAATACAATCTACTCAGATTGGTTCATACCAGGGAGAGCAATTTATATTCCTGCCGGTACATACCACAACGTCAAACCTTATTCATCGAGAGTCGGATTTTCTTTCGGCATTGAGAATATTGAAGAAGAATAACGTATATATAATACTGGACGCCGATACTCGGGTCCACTACAACCTTGCTAGTCAATAGGAGGACAATATGACTGGATCATTCGCATATCCGCGAAACGCATTTCTTGGTTTCGACCACATCTTCGATCAACTGGAAAATATTCACCAGCATTCGAAGGATACCTATCCACCACACAATGTCGTAAAAGACGAAGAGATGAAATACACTCTTGAAATGGCCGTGGCTGGATTCAAACAAGAACATATCGATATTGAAGTCAAAGATCATATCTTGACTGTCAGTGGCAATCGACCACAGCGTCGTGAGCCTAGCTCATATGTCCATAAAGGTATCAGTGCTCGTAACTGGAAAAAGTCATTTAGGCTGTCGGAATATACCGAAGTAACCGGAGCTGATCTTGTAGACGGAATCTTGACCATACTATTAGAAGTCGTACTACCAGAAGAGAAGCTGCCTCGTAAAATCACAATTGGAACTTACGAGGGAAAAAATGACAACACTAGTTCTGAACTACTCACGGAGTCTGTTTGAAGTAATTGGAGATTTCTTGTCTTCAATGACAACGGCTATACAAGTATCTAGGCAAATCGAAGCTAATCAAAGAATAGCAGTATTGCTTAGACACGAGTATCCGCACGAAAACTACGATTGTATTGTTGCGATCTTAAACGATAAAACTTTGAAGGAGTACTACAAATGAAATGGCTAAAGTCAATTTTTAGTATGCGCTTCAGCGATGCAAAAACAGGTGGTTGGCCTGGCACACCAATGGGACAACCATTAAAGTATCGTGAATCAACTTATACACTTGCAGAACTTGAGCGTAGACTCACTGCAGACGTAAATGGATTCACAGGGAGATACTAGTGCTAGACGTAGATCACTCTTATCTAAGAGTACGCAGCGAAAAGAAAAAAGGCGGAAAATAACTTGTGGCCATACACTAAAGAAGAAGCCGATTTTCTAAACTAATAAATAGAAGGGCAAGCGATTGCCCTTTTATAATTGGAGATGATATATGCTTGAAACATTATATGAACCTGATTTTTTATCACCACACCAGGTTGAAGTTTTTATTGATGGTCATAATCAATTTTGTAAATTATTTGTAGAAGAATTTTTAGAAACAGATAAACCAGTACATATAGATCAATTTCAAACATCTGGATTCTGGCATAAGCATGACGAAGAACTTCAAAGGAAACTTGGAGTATATGAAGTAGATAAAGTGCATGTTGAATACCAGATAGATGAAGGTGGGCTAGACAAAGGTTGGGGAATGCCGGATGGTAAACCCGAGTTTGTTGACTTTCTAAATAGAATAAAACCACAGTTTGATGTCGAAGATTTTCATCACTACGTTTTAGCTACTATGAACTCTGGTATGAATGGCGTTATGTGCAAAGACTATGGTAAGTTTTATTGGACCGCGTTCTACGACATTAATTATAATTTTGAATGTCATTGCGATGGTAGGGACATCAAAGATAAAAGAGGACCACGCCCTGACAACTGGAACGATTTAAGCTACGACGACTGGCATCAAGAGGAAGATTTTGAATTTACTCGACAAGGGCTGGTCAGTTTGGATGTGGATGAACAGCATGATGGTACTGTAATATTCAACCAATCATTTCCATATTCGATGTACGTAGATTTTTCAAAACTACCACACGAGTTTCCAATATTAAAAGATTCAAAAAACAAGATTAAATTTGCAAAAGGCGACACCATTGAAAGATTCGGCGCTAAGATAGAACAATTTACTTATAAACCATTTGACGAAGATGAATATGATGAGATCATGGAAAACTGCGTCGATGAAAGCATATGGCCTATTGAAGCTGGTTATGGTTTAAGTTTGGATAAAGTATGTTTACTTGGAACACCAGGTACGATGTACAGTTGGGATTGCAAAAAGTTTCATAAGACACGTCCCTTTGTACCAACTACGAATGATCGTAGACGGTTGACACTAGCATGGCATTGTGGGAGACATACTTGATAGATACATTTCATTCCAATAGTTTTTTAAATGAAGAAGAACTCAGTTACGTAAAAGAAAAATACGAAACATTTTGTAGACTGTACGAAGAAAAATGGGTTGGCCAGAAGATAAAAGTAACTGAATTGTATACGAATGGTCATTCACATACTAAATGGTTAGATGATAGAATAGTTTGCTATAGTGAAAAGATATCTGAATCTGGTGAATATTTACCTGTACCAACACCAGACTATAAAAGTGATGACTGGCAGTCTTTCATGAAAGATATAAAAGACGAGTTTGACAAAGAAGAATACGATTCAAATATCAAAAACATTCTTGAAACTAGATTAAAAGAACACGGCGTGACAGATCCACTTGTATATTTTGGTGTGTGGGACTTAAGGTATTGGTTTACGACTCATACTGACGGACCAGATATTATATCACGGCATCCAAGACCAAATAGCTGGAGTGACTGGACAGAAGAAGATTGGGATCCAAAGGATGGGTTCGTATATTCACATCAAGGTTTAATAAACTTAGAGGTTGAAGAATCTGATGATGGTACAGTTATTTTTAATCAAAGGTTTCCGTGGTCGACATATATTGATTATGAACTTACGATTGATCAACCTATGTCTTGCGGTACTACAGAAAAGGATGCTATTAGATTTTGTAAGGGCGAAGAGCCAAAACGTTTCAACGCTGAGATTACGAACTTTACTCATAGAGACATGAGTGAAGACGACCATGATTGGGTGATGGAACTTTGTTATGATGATTCGATGTGGCCAATTGCAAAGGGATACGGACTAAGTGTAAAAGACGTTTTGACCTTTGATACTCCAGGAACAGGATTCGGTTGGCGCTCTGATCTTTATCACATGACTCGCCCTTGTAATAAAAATGGTAAGAAAAGATTAACACTTAGTTTTGTATGTGGGAGACACACATGAATATAGATCAATTAAGAGAAGAACTTAAAATCGATGAGGGAGTCAAATATGAAATCTATTTGGATCACCTTGGCCTGCCTACTTTTGGTATTGGTCACCTCGTTCTCGATAGCGATCCTGAGCACGGACAGGAAGTTGGAACGCCTATCTCAGAGGACAGAGTCAATGAGTGCTTCGCTAAAGATGTCGAGGTCGTGTTATCGGAGTGCACACA